GATTTTAACAATAGATTATTTCAGAAGGTTGATTAAGAAAAAAAATAGTTATATTTGCATCGAAAATATATTTAAAGATGATAAGAAGGCCATTCCCTAAAAAAATATATGTATTCGATATTAATGGGACATTGGATTTTGAAAATATAAATTCAAACTTAGTCCCTGCGAAAATTGCTTTTGCTATTTCAATAATTTGTGCAATTGGAGTAATTATAATTACAATAATTGGAGCAAAATAATATTTTTAAATATAAAAAATAAACCAATGAAATCAAAAATGACAATTAGGGAAATAATCCCAGAATCAAAATATCCACAGTTATATTCAAAAAGGGGATTTGAAAAAAACAGAATAAAGGTTATAATTCCTTCTGATAGAACGCAGTTATCATATATGACTGATAAAAATGGTAATCGGTTAAATATAGAGTTATGATAAGATGTAAGAGAAACAAATGTGTTATTTACTCAAAGAAGGGCAAGAGACTGAGTAAACCAATGAGCAAGAAGAAGGCAAAAAAACGGTTGGCTGAAATTGAATACTTCAAAAGACATTGATAATGAAAGCATTAGAACAGAAGTGTAATTGTGGCGGGAAGGAAAAACCACCGAAGAGATGAGCGCACCAGAAGGAAATAAGAATGCCTGTAAGGATGTGGATGAGCTTGCTGTTTTGATTCCTCTTTATATTGAACATCGAGCAGGGGGACTCAGTAAGAAATCATTTGAACATTGTGATTACGAAACAATAGAAAAATATATTAATAGCAATATTGATTTCTACCCCTTAAAAAAAGAACTTGAAAAAGCGGAACGAATCGGGAGGAAATATTGGGAGGAAGTTGGCAAAAAGATAACGACTGGAGATTTAAAAGGCAATCCTGCAACTTGGATCTTTACTATGAAAAACAAATATCCTGATGAATGGAAAGATAAATCCGAGATAGATGCAAATATTAATTTTCCTTCAATGCCTACGGTCATAATAAAGACTAAGAAGAATGGAAGTTGTGATTGAACAAATATTATCAGAGCCACAAAATGCGATATTTGAAAGTACATCAAACATTAACTTATTCCTTGCAGGTGTGGGATCAGGCAAAACTTACTTATTAGGATTGATCTCAGAGCGTTTTATAAGCGATTTCCCAGAGGTTCGTGGCTTCATTGCAGCTAATACTTATTTACAACTTGAACACAGCACACTCTTTAGGATACGTGAATATTGGAAAAGCATCGGTATTGTTGAATACAATAAGGATTCTTGTCCCTGGGGACAGTATGTTGTTAATAGGAGACCCCCAAATGCACCGGGATGGAATACGAAAGGTCAGAGTTTTGATGATTACTATGGTATTATAACATTCTATAATGGTTGTAATGTTTTTATCGGATCAATGGATAATGCAAAGGCACACGAAGGAAAAGAATTTGGTTGGGCCGTGTTAGATGAGACAAAAGATACAAAGGAAGAGGATGTAAAAGAGATCATCATTGCAAGAATACGGCAAAAAGGTATTTATATTGTTAATGGCGAGTTATCGAATAAAGGTAATCAGGAGCAGCAATACAATCCATTGTTTATTACAACTTCACCGGCTAAGACAGACTGGATCAATGAATGGTTTAAACTTGATAATTATATTGATGAAATAACATCAAGAATCTATTCTAAAACAGATTTCTTTCATAAAGTTATTGAAGATAAGTTTATAACTATCTCATCCACTTATCATAATGTTCATAATGTAGGCGAGAATTACATTAATAATATCCTTGTGAATAATACTGAGGAAAGAGGTAAGGCACTTGTTTATTCTAATCCTTTTACACTAACCGGTGGAGAGTTTTATTCATCATTTGACCGTTTAAGGCACGTTGGGAATGTCCGGTACGATCCTAAATTGCCTATTCATATATCCTTTGACCAGAACTCAGTTCCTTATAACTCTGCGGGATTGGCTCAGATAAGGCGTGTTGGCGATATATGGGAATGGGGATTCTTTGATGAGATTGCACTTGTCAATCCCAGAAACTCGACAGAAGAGGTTTGTGATGAGTTCATACAGCGTTATGGCAGGTATAATCCTCAAATCTTTTTTTATGGTGATGCTTCAGGTCACAATCGGTCAACAATGAATAAAGACTTCAGGCATCATTATGAGGTTGTCGAGTTTAAACTAAGGAAATATCTGATTAATAATAGTGACAGGACTTTAATCTCTAATCCCTCAGTTGTTCTGAGACGTGACTTTATCAATAAAATATTTGAAGGCAAGTTACCCATCAAAGCTATTATTGATGAGTCTTGTCATTATACTATTAGTGATCTGATGTATTGCAAACAGGCTTTGGATGGAGGAAAGGACAAACATATTGTCACAGATAAGGAAACAGGTGAGAAGTATCAGAAATACGGGCATTTCGGGGATTTATTTGAATATATGGCAGTTGAGTTATTTAAAACATATTATGATGGATAAAATTGAGGGGTTGGAGTTATTAAAGAAGATCATTGACAAAGGGATTTTCCATGAGGATTATAAGCGTGTCACGGAATTAGCTGATAAATATTATAAACTAAAGACCGGTGACAAGATAGAAGATATGCTGCATCAAATCGAAACGAGGACAACAAAGGAAGAGTTTGACCAAATAAAACGTATTTATAGAAGTATTATTCCATCAACGCTTAACTCAACGAAGTTACCATACTTGAAAGCTGCACGCAAACAACCAATAGTCAGGACAATAGATTTCAATGAGGACTTTGACAAGAAGAAGTTAGAGTTAGAGGGATATATAACTAAATATTGGGGTGACAAATCCTTAGAGAAGTATCTGGAATATGCTTTTGTTGATCATAACTATATTGACCCTAATGCTTTCCTGATAACTGAGTTTGAGCAATTTGATGCGAAAAAGGAGAAAGCGAAACCTTATCCCTTCGTGGCTGATTCTAAACAGGCAATAATGTTTGAATACAAGAATGAGATACTTGAATATCTTGTTATTGAGTTACCAAACAAGTATATGGATGGCGATCAGGAGCGGGACGGCACGAAATATACTATGTATCTGGGAATGGATACGATTGTTTTATCACAAGTAGCCGCCAAATCAACAAAAAATAAAGTCATTGAAATTAAGAGCAAATTCTATGAAATTCTTTATTACCAACCTAAAAATGATAAGGTTCCGGCAATCAGATTCGGCTATCTGCGTGATGAACAGACTAAAGGCAGAACGTTTGTATGTGTGTTCCATTGCGTGATAGAATTACTCGAAAAGACATTAAAGATTGATTCTGAACTTGATTTAAGTTGTGCAATGGTTGCCTTTCCACAAAGATACAGATATGCAACTTCTTGTCCGGGAGGCGAAAAGGGATGTAGAAATGGCAGAACAATAGATGGTGCCGATATATGTCCTATTTGTGATGGTACAGGGACACAACCATTTCATAAAGGAACACAAGATATTATTACATTAGCTCTTCCGAGAAACAAAGAAGAAATGATTGATCTTGATGCTTTGGCTTATGATCATGGCCCTCAAATTGAATTGTTAGAGTTTGATAGGGATTTTCTTGAGAAACTTGAAAAGAAAATTCAGGCAAAGATGTTTAATGCTGATCTCTATACCCGGTCAGAGGTAAGTATCACGGCAACTGAGAAGATACTGGAGACAGATAACATGAATGACACTCTTTATCCTTTTGCACGACATTATTCTTCTGTATGGGAGTTTGTTGTTAAAGATATTGCCACATTCACGGATTTGAGTAATGGATTGATAGTTCAGCATAAATTTCCGAATGACTTTAAGTTTAAATCTTTAATGGATTTGATGACAGAATTGAAGATGGCTAAAGATGCAGGAGCTTCGACTTCGACTATTGCAGCTATTGAGGATGACATTAATGAAATACTTTATTCTGATCGTCCGGAAGCATTGAAAGAGATGCGTATAAAGAATAATATTAATCCCTTCCGGGGTTATTCTGAAGCTAATATACGTTTTATAATCAGTCAAGGCAATACAACTCTTTATAATCGTATTCTTTGGGAGAATATGGAGAGTATCTTCCAGGAGTTAGAATTGGAAAACGAGAATCCCTGGTTATATGATCTGGAATTAGCTTTGTTAATTGAGAAAGTAAAAGCAAAAACAAAAGAATATATTGATAAGATAAGTG